CGCAGATGCAATATTAGCCACGGTTGGTGCTACTGGTAATGTCACATTGGTTCCGTTAATGGAGAAGACATCCGCCGATGTTAGGTTTGCTGGGTTTGCATCACTAGTTACCGAAGAAAGACTATTTTGCCATTCATTCGTTCCAACTAGCATCCATTCGTTGCTACGATTTTTGTAAAAAAGCGGTGTATTTGCATTCGTCGCATTAATCGCATAATCACCAATTGCACCAATGCTTGCCAGTGGGTAGCTAGTAGCTACATCAATGTCACTTGCATTAGTGATAACCGTTGGTCCCTTGTTAGCAAAAGCAGCAGTGGTTTGATTCCATTCGAATAGGCCCCATTCGGTTTCTGCTGTATCTAGCCAATATGTGCCATTATCTGGATTTCCAGCAGGACGTGTTAACGAAGCAGATAGTTCTGCTAAATCAATATCTACGCGTTGCACATATGCACGGTTGCTGATACCTAATGTAGAATATGCAGTCATTAATCCATACTCATTTAATTCATAACCATGTAGCGATGTGCCACCTGATGTTTTGTAGAAGAACGGATTGCCAAATGTATTGACTAGTTCGCGCTGACTTGCAACTAGATATGTATCATTTGTGGTTGATGCTAATGTACCTGGGGCTACAGCAGTGCCTGCCCCATTTACTTTATTCTGTGCAGTAGCAATCAAGATATAAGGCACAGTCGCAGCTGATGCTGATGGATATGCACTTTCATCTACTATTGAGACGGAGACTCCTGGGGAAACTAAAATAGCCATGGTTAAAAATTCCTTTAATATAATATGTTTATAGTTATTTATTAGATTATGGTGATTTTTGCACTTTTAAAAACCCTTTTAAAGGGTTGCCATAAATACTTGATTATGAAAGATAAAAGACCATTGTGTAACAGGTGTCAGCAACGACCATGCGCTATAAACTATTACGATAATGATGGGAACGTACATTACCGAACTAAATGTGACCCTTGTGCTACAAAAAAGAAACCCTCATTGAATCCCAAATGGAGGAAATCAGGTTATAGGAAGAAAAAAGTATGTGATAAGTGTGGGTTCAGATCAGTACACAATGAACAAATTGTTGTATTTCACATAGATGGCAATCTAAATAATACTGTAATTAGTAATTTAAGGTCAGTATGCCTTAATTGTATAATAGAAGTGCAGAAAGAAGATTCACTTTGGCGACAAGGGGATCTAATTGCGGATTTCTGATAATGACCTGCCTATTTGAACATTTTTATCCAATAACCCATGTCAATGGCTGTGATCCATCAACATAATTTCTCAAATCTTCTATCAATTGTGTCATTTCAGCCTGTGCTTCTGATTTTAGCTGTGACCCATTAAGACTAGTTCCACCCTGTGGACCGGCAATACTTGCGAACTTTTCACGAACTTCACCTAATATTTGTTTAGAAGCTGCATATGTATAATCCTTTAACCACTGACTTGTCATACTGTCTTGTAATAATGTAGTCTCTGGTTTATGATTATATGTCCATAACAAAATAACTTCACCCGATCCCTTGGGACTTCTGATCAATTGCAACTCCTTTGTAACAGCATTGAATGTATAATTCAGATATGCACCAAACATTCTTGCGGCTGTCTCAACATATCCAGTATATAACTCATATGTTGCCAATCCACCAGAATAAGTGAAATTCAATAAATATACATTCAATGTTGCTGAACTAAACGGATCAAAACTAGTACTAGATGGTCCCATATTACTACCCATTGTTCTGCGATATATTTGCCTAACATGTGTAATCTCATCTGGCAATGTATAAACACTTTGGTTATTCTGTAATTCTACCCATGCATAACTCTCTTCAGTTGATGCTTGTGCTCGCTGTCTATACATTCCCAATGCGTGTTCATATGCAGTGGCATAGTGATCCTGCGTCATTTCAACATCGACTATTCCTGCACCCAATCGCATTGCAGCATAATCATACACACCTTGTTTTAATTCTGTTAGAGTTGCCATTTATATTCCTATTATTCTAATTATTTATGCTATCTTGCTAACAGAATGTGGTATTCATTGTGGTCATCTGCCGTATCGTTGATCAATGACAAAAACCCATTGATGGTGATTCGTATGTTATTAGCTGATAAAAATGTCATTATTTTATTCAACTCCCCATCAACTATTGCGGAGAAATGGTTGGTATTATGGGTTATATATTGCGAAACTATCTCTTTATTATCATCTAAATTACTGGCAAATTCTGCGATATTTTCAACTATAACTTCCAGCCTTTTATATGGATCGCGGAATACATTGTCATCTGTCATCGCTTGATAATTCGGATGTTGCATAAACTCATCAAATACTTTAAACCCTAACTTTTCCAAATACAGGTTGGTATTTGGCATACCTACCATTACAAAGGGATGATTATTCACTATTGTTTTCCATGTCTTCTCTGTAATAAACGGGAATGCATCATTATCACCTCCTACTCTGCTAGTACTAAAATATGATTCAGATACCACACTATATTTTGTATCACTAAATAACTGCAAATCATACGGAAATCCAGAATAAAATGTATGCCCTTCTGGGCCAGTTATAACATCAATCGTGTCTTCTGCTGATCCATTGGTGTCTTCAACAAACTGACCAAATAGATCATCGCTGTATAATAACCCATGTTCTTGCGTCATATCCTCTACAATATCATTACATTCTTTTTTTATTTTCTCGGTTTTAATAAACGATGACCACACAAAATCAGACATCAGAACCTTGCGTTGGTATAAACTATACAATAACCCCACCCTATGTATTTTGTTGGTTTTTCCAGTTAAAAACAGACCTTTTTTTGATTCGTGATTCCAACTTCGATTTATTTCTTGATTCCTGTATTTTTGAGTATACCAATATGTCCTTAATAAAAAATAATTTATGAAGACCACATTTGGAATATTATTAAATTTATGACTATAATCAGCATTTATTAAAAATGTAAAGTGTATGCCATTATTAGATAAAATATCAACTATTTGATTTATTTTAGTTTCAAAATTCTCAGGGAGATATTCCCAAAATAACGTTCCTATAATATGAATATTTTCTTTATGTGATACCCAGCTAGACACTGGTTGACAGGCATTAACTGCATCTTTAATTTTATAGAAAAAGTATTTAATAATCTGATCTGATATAGGTTTAGAAAAATCACTCCAATCCCAAAATAATATTTCTTCTAATGGACACAATAACGTCGCCTTTTGTGCATCAACCATTAATGCACCCTTAATATGATTAGATGTTCATTAAATCTACCGGTTAGTTTGATATCTACCGTTTCAATGCCAGTAAATATCTTTCTTGCATTAGCCTTATTCACTTGTATTATCTGTTTAAGCTGATCTGCTGGCTTTCGTAAAGTCTTACCAGCTGATTTGGCTTCACTGAACCCAGCAATCGTGTTATTTTTTACTCCCAATCCATCAGATCGGGGATCTGCCACATAATAATGTAATTTTCTTTTTTTAGAATCATACACATACATCTCTTTTGCGCCTAGTATCTTAATTGGCTTTATGCTTTTAAGATTAAAATCAGGAAATTCTTTCATATATTTCAACTTAGACACCAACTGCTCTGCTGAGATTGGTTTTTTCTTCGGTGTTACCCTTGTTGATTTCTTGTATACCACATAACTATGTAAATCTTCAATCACTAACCCACAAAACTTAATAAGTCTGCGAAGTTTTGCTTTTCCGATATGATCGTATGATTCATTGATATATGCATCAGTGCCATCATATGCTAATGTTAGTTCGCTAATCTTATCTTCCCATGCTTCAATCAATAACGGCACATGTTGGGGCAACATAGTGGATGCTTTCAGAATATGTATAGGCATAAATGCATGATTTGATGGTGCCTCCTGAATGTAATAATCATCATACATCCCTTCAAGCTCACCACCAATCTCCATTGCCTTTTCTTTCATTATTTCCTGAACATTTGGCTTTTCTTTCTTGGGTTCATTGGTATCATTCGGTGACGTAATTGCCAATGCCTTTAGACGATCAATTTCACTCTCTATGGTGTTGATATCTATGTCATTCGGTTGGAATCCTTTGATAATCATATTAGCCAACCACCCAATGGTAGTGTGATACTTGCTATCTGATACCTTATTGATAATATTAGCATCATCTGTTCTTCCATTTTTAGTTAAAAAAGATAATAGCATTGATTTGGCATCTTTATGATTATGAAAATAATTATACCAATTGAATGCACCCATCATCACCGTTCTGCGTTCGATATCATTAATTGGGTGATCCCATATCGGTTCTGATCCCATGTACCGTTCATCTATTGTCTTTCTTCTTCCCACTTATATGTCTCTCCGCTTCGTTGTTGATATCTTAATATTGTAGTTCACCTATTTAATGCTGTCAATCGTTTTATAGACGACACAGCATCAAAAACCAACTAAATACATTAAATATGTTTTTAAAGGATTAAATATGAGTACATATTATGTACCTACCACACAAAGTTCAGGTGAAAATCACCTTTCCATGTATAAAGAATCACGCAAGGATGATTATTTCTATTTAGACAATGTAATCAGCGAACAATACACGGTTGGTGGTTTAGATATTTATATACACAAATATCTGGGGCCAATGACAAAGGGAGAGGATTCACAAGATGCTGATTATGATGCTACTCAGCCAGGAAGAGATACAACCGATCCGTTATTCATTGAGGATTTATTCTTACTAGAAAATCGTGACAGAGATTACGATGACACCATATATAAACTCCGTGGTGTATACAATGTACAAGATATAGATTTTGAAATGTCCCAATTTGGATTATTTTTACAAAATGATACTATTTTTATGACATTCCACTACAATGATATGATTTCATTGTTTAACCGAAAACTTATGTCTGGGGATGTTGTTGAAGTTCCAAATTTAAAAGATTATAATCCATTAGATTCCACATTACACAAAGCATTGCCAAAATTATACTCAATTCAGGATGCTTCATTTGCAAGTGAGGGGTTTACAGCCACATGGTCACCCCATTTATGGCGTGTTAAACTAACCCCATTAGTTGGATCACAAGAATACAAAGATGTGTTGGATAATGTGTATGAACTAACTGCTGATGACACAGACCACTTAGGAAGCACTGTTGATTACACATCAGATAACAATGATGGTGGTGATTCTACATTGGCTGATTTGATTACAGCATACAACAATGATATTGCCGTAAATGATGCTATTGTTACACAAGCAGAAGCAGAACTACCTGTTAGTGGGTATGATGTTAGTAAGTTCTATATTGCACCTGTTGGGTCTGATGGATCACCACAAGATGGCACAGGAATATCTGCT